GTTTTTTTTTTTTCACTTACCCATGCCATTTCGCTTTGCTGCACGAAATGTATTCCTTACCTACTCACACCAAGAAGGAGGATGGGGAGTGCCCAACATGCAAGAACTGTTCCAACGACTACAAGAAATTAAACCAACAAACTATGTCGTTCTCAGTAAAGAGCAGCACGGGGACGGAACTGACCATTTCCATGCCGTCCTGTGCTTTAAACGAAAATTGGATACAGTTAATCCAAGACTATTTGACTTCAATGGATGGCATCCCAAAATTGAATCACCCAGATCAGTCGCGGCATCTATCACCTACGTTAAAAAAGACGGCGACTTTCTCGAAGTTGGAACCGAACCAACAAACAGAACTTTTACCGACCTTCATGCCAAATGCCAAGAAATGGAACGTGCAGAGTGGGAAGAATACTGTATCGGAGAACATATCTCTTTCGCATATTGTGAGTCCATATATAATCGAACCCACCCCAGACAAAGAGGGACCATCTACGAGGGTGAAGAATTCAACGACGGAGAGCTGTCCTTGGCTCTCGAAAGGTTTTCATGGGGGTTTCCAGAAAGTCAATCCCTTATACTCGTCGGACCTTCAGGCTGCGGCAAAACCCTATGGGCTAAAAGAAACGCCCCCAGACCTTGCCTCTTCATCAGCCATATTGACAGACTTACTGAATTCGATGAACGAGTCCACAAGTCAATAATCTTTGATGACATGACTTTTAACCATTATCCTTTACAAGCACAAATACATATAGTTGACCAATACGATGACCGTGATATTCACGTACGCTACAAAACTGCTTTCATCCCTAAAAAAACACCTAAGGTATTTACATGTAACGAAGAACCTTTCTGCAGACATGAAACCATTAAAAGACGGTCAAAAACGTATAATATAATAAATTAATTTATTTAAACAATAACAGGAAACTGTTTAGTCTCTGTTTCTGTGCGACAGAAGTTAGGACGTAATTCCTTAAACATACTAGCACATCGAGATTCAATCTCATAACCTATGGTTAAATTATTAGAACTGGAAGACTGGATTTGTTCTTCCAAACCAACCATTGCAAATTTCAATGGACAATAATTCAGATTATACTGATCCTGTAACTGCGCAGGCGCATTAGTTCCATACTCCAATCTAAACTTCTTTAGATACTTCAAAAATGGTTGAGATTTAACCTGATCCCAAAACGTAAACGTCCGAATTTCACCAGGTTGTAACTTGAAATTAGTACATCCAATACAATTCCAAAACGATATTGGACTAATTGGTTCCCGTAATTCCTGCTCCAAATTTGCATCCTTCAAAATCTTCAAATGTCTATCAGCAGGGAAACGTCTAAAGATATTGTTTTCCAAAGACCCTGGATCTTGATTAGGTACTTTGGTACCAGGCAAACCATTAAAGTAATACAACTTACCAACCAACGGGTGATTGCTAACATCCTCAGAATCAGTACCACCCGTATTGGACTGATTTTGATTTTGTAGTTTCATAATACAACACAATTTGCCCTCTACAAGGACATTATCCAGCTGAAGATTAACAATCTGATAAGTAAAGTTAACTACACTTGACTTTCTTTGCAAAACCAAATAATTTGGTTCAACCAACGACAATACACTTCCAACTCCTGCATTAGTACTGCCTGAGGAATAAGAATAAAACGGCTGAGCTATAGCTTCAGCCAAAGATGTAACTGTAGTCCCATCAGCAAAACTAACAGTAATACTAGGAGCGCTAACATTAGCCTGATTCTGAGTATAAAGTACCATCTCCAAATCAACACCTCCTACACCTAAAGTTTTCATACTAATAGCTTCATTGCAACTATATATTTGCAATCCTGCTTTTTGCGACAGCTTACGAACCAAAGCTTTCCACATATTTAATATCCAAGCTCTCGGTTCAGTAACTGCAGCCTCCACATAACAACAAGTATCCGTCTGTTCAGTACCATATACTTTCATAATTTTCACAACCCTCTTACGGTTGTAAAACGAAAATGGATCCACGTATTTTCGTGAAAGTTCAAGACGTTTTCCAGAAACGCCTTGCGTAGTAATCCTACGCTTCTTAAAAACAGAAGGTTGATTCTTTTTGCCGCGGCTAGAAACAATCTTTTTCTTCAGATTTTTCAAGTACAAATACTGCTTGCTCTTCTTTGAAACATAACGGACAGCATTTGCAGCAAGCCCTGCAACAGGAGCAGCTGCCCGTGCATACTTTGCACTAGATCGTAATAAACGACCACCCTGTCCGGGGTTACGAGCCATATAACGCATTGCCTGAGGGAAATATCTAGCAAAACTTCTCAATGCGAATCTACCAGCTACTGCAGCCATAACTTTGTACTGGGGTAAGTATTCAAGAACAAGTTCTTAAATACCCGGAACGTGACCGGGTCACGTGCGTGCCTGGAATCTTAATTAGGCACGCTCGGACCCCGGACGGACCCCGGACGTTCACACACCACACCACTTAAAGGAACTCTAGTTTGAAGCGCCACACGGTGGAACTATATTAAATATACCCTTGCCCTACATCCCTAAGGCTAACCCCCTAAGAATGTTAAAAGGGAGAGCGCTGCCCTAAGTGAGGTAATTAACTAGTTTTTATTAATTAATTCTTCAGCCAACTGCTCGCAGGCTGCCTTCACAATTTCTCGTTTCATTAATCGGGTTCGCTTTCTGATCTCTTCAAGCCATTCAATATCTTCTTTATCATCTTCCGAATCCGACGATATAACAATTGTCTCATCATCTCTACTATCTCCAAGGTCAATGAACTCATCAGGTTGGAACTCGGTAATATCTGCGCCATCTATATCCATTATATAACCCATACCTTCGGTCCTTATATACTCACACCAACAGGGGTCCTGAAAATCACATGACTTAGCCCCATCTAAATTAAACATCTATAAATA